CTCTCTGGAAGTGCTGGTAAATTCGAACCTGTCGTACTTGGTGTTCAAGTGCTTAGGAGCGATCCTCTTCATAAGAAAAGTGCTCTAAATTACTTGCCACCCAATTCTCAAGTTGAGTATTACGGATCTTGCCCTGGACGGGCAGTGTCTAAAACGGATGTCAAAGTTACACCGATTAGTGAACACATCACTGATATTTGCGGTGAACCCAACATCTATTGTGGACCAAAGTTCAACCCCGAGTGGTTTGGATGGCAGAAATGTCTATCCAATTTGGCAGTGCCCGCGCTACCCTACTCACAGGATCTTCTAGAAATCGCAGTTCGCGATTATAAAGATCCTCTTCTCGATTTATTCAAAAGTCCTCTATGGAACAAAATCAGACCTCTCACAGATCATGAAAACATTTGTGGCATCCCAGGCGAAAAGTTTATGGATGCTATGAAACTTAAAACAGCAGTTGGTTTTCCTCTCACTGGGCCTAAAAGGAACCATGTAGTCGAATTAACGCCAACTGATGAATGGTCAGTGAATATTGTGTTTGATGATGTATTGATGGGGGACATAGAAAGAATCGAATCGTGTTATGCACGAGGCGAGCGAGGATACCCCATATCTAAAGCTTGCAAAAATGATGAAATATTGAGTAAAGAAGACAAATGTCGTATTTATTATGGTAATCCTACATCTCTCACTTATTTGATCAGGAAGTATTATCTTCCTGTTCTTAGAGTTTTGCAGATGAACCCACTCTTGTCCGAATGTGCCGTTGGTATAAATTCGCATGGACCCGAGTGGCAACAATTTCATGAACATGCTATGAAATTTGGCAAAGACAGATTGTTTGGAGGTGATTATGGCAAATATGATCAGAAATTACCTTCCCAACTCATCTTAGCTTCACTTCGCATACTCATTGATTGTGCTCGTGTGTGCAACTACACTGACGAGGACATTAAAATCATGGAAGCGATGACAGGCGACATTGTGTACGCCTACATTGCTTTCAATGGCGATCTCATTGGTCTCACTGAGGGAACCCACATTAGTGGTAATTCCTTGACAGTGATTATCAATGGCATCTGTGGATCTTTGAATCTCAGATGTTTCTTCTATACTCAGTATAAACCTGATAATTATGAAGAACGCCTTGTTTTCCGAGAGTGTGTTGCACTCATGACATATGGTGACGACAATAT